ATATTTATTATAAAATGCAAATAACTTATGATTGATTTCGTTCTTCTTTTTGATGTATTCTTTATATTTTTCAATATCTAACGATTTCTTATTAAATTGTGATAATTCGGTTTCTAAAATAGATATATTATTATAAACTGCTGATAATTTATAATCTTCTGTTTTTATGCTTCATTATAATTACCTAATGAAAATAAATTAAGTTTTGTCTCATTTTAAATCTTCAAAGGTTTAAAAAAAATAATATGCATAAAATAATAAAAATTGATTGTCTATATAAAGATTAATTAACATATATATACAACGATGAACGTTCTACTCCCCAAGCAATTCAATGTCGACAAGATTAAGTACTCTGAAATGAAGATTATGAAGTCAGGTGCAAAATCAATCTATGTAAATTATCAAGGATATAAAATTAATATTCAAACTCCTGTTCTAAATATTCCTTACGGCGTTAATGATAACATGCAATTTATCAAGGATGACCCTAAGCGTAAAGATGAAACTCAAAAGTACGATATCACTGTATCTTTCAAGGGTATTGATGAAAATCAAAAGATCAAGGTATTTCATGATAAGCTTATTGAGCTCGAGAATAAGATATTGGAAGATGCATTTGCTAACCGTGTAGCATGGTTTAAAAATAACTTCGACGGTAACAAAGGAACTGTTTCTAACATGTTTAGCCGTATTATTCGTAGGGATAAGGATAAGGAGACTGGAATGTTCGCAGACAAATATCCTCCTACCTTTAAGGCTAAGATTCCCTATGATTCATCGGAAGATAAGTTTGATTTCGATTCGTACGATATGGATAACAACGAAATTGATTTCAAGGATTATGTTTCTAATCTCAAGGGAGGCAAGGCACAATTTATCATCCAGCTAACTGGAATATGGTTCTCAGCAGGTATGTTCGGATGTAGCTGGAAGATTGTATCTGCTAAGTTCCAAAAAGTTAACTCGTCAAAGATTACTTTCGTAAAAGATAGTGACGATGATAATGTAGACGATGATGAAGATGATGACGATATTGAAGTAGATACTGAGATAATTTCCAAGAGCGTACAAAAGCCTCAAGTCGCTACTGATGCAGCTGCAGCTTCTGCTACGACAGTTTCAAAAACTCCTGTCGTATCAAGTAAAGAAGAAGAAGAAGAAGAAGAAGAGGAAGAACAAGAAGAAGAGGAAGAAGATGACGAGGAGGAAGAAGAAGATACTCAAGTTCCCGAACCCGAACCCGAACCCGAACCCGAACCTGTAAAGCCTGCTGTTAAAAAGGTGGTAAATAAGAAGAAGTAAAAATTATAATATAAAAATTAATATGAAAAATATTAAACCCATTACTACACGTCCTAAAGGAGAAGGTTCATCAGAGTGTAAATCGTAAAGCTCTATATTATTTGATATTATTTTTGCAATCATATCTAATATTTTATATGATACTGGAAGGGATAATATAATAAATAGCAAAAAACCATAAAAAGCCGTTTTAAATTTACTTACATATATATCATATATATTTTTTTGGTTTTCTTGATTCATATTATTCATAATTATATTTGAATTTACAGGAGTATATGCAAAATCAGGAGTATATTTAATATCATACATATCATTCATTATCAACTTTAACTATATTCTACATAATAATATAATAAAAAATTATTTTCTAATTCTGTATTACGATTTATCAGACCCATCAAAGTTTCTATATTTCTATTTATAGAATTAGCATTCACTGAAGTCCCAATTATAGCACTTATTGGTCCTATCGGTCCAATGGTCCCGTTAGTTAACCATAAAGGTATATTCTCATAGAAATTATTAGAACACATAGCAATAGATTTTATAAAATTGCAACATAATATATAGAGTTCTTCATTACATTCCTTAAATAGTTTAATTGCATCTTTGCAAAAATCAAAAATTAAAGTATTCTCTGATATATTATTAAAATAATTTGCATTTTCTGGAATATCGTTAGAAAAAACCTTAAAATACTTTATTATTTTTAGAAAGTCTATATTGGTTAGCTCGTTAAACCATATTGGATTATTATAAAAACCTCGCCGCTCTATTTCTATTGCTAAATCAGTAAAAGCGTGCATGTTAGTGTCCCATTTATATTCAAATACCTTTATTTTAAGATTGTGATATTTTATGAAATTTCTTAAACTATTTATCGTATAATTGCTCAACGGTTCTCTGTTATAGGGATTGTAAGGCTCTTGATTATTTTCTATACATGTTCTGATAAAATATTCTAATTCAATTGCATCAAAAATATATTTTTCCCCTCTGCTATTTTTCAATATAAAAAGCCTCTCTGGTATTATTTCGCATATATTATCTCCTGTAAACAACTCTTCGCTATTCATATATGTATCGTCACAGGGATCATATTTAATTATGTGTTTTTCTCTGAATCTCTTTTGCAATTTTATTATACTATTTATATTTCCACAACATTCTATATCATACGAGTTTTTATTTATATAATATAATAAATTATACTTATCCATTTTGCAGCTATATTTTTTATTATTAATAAATGAGATATCTCTAAGTATTTTATATGGTATACTTTTCAACACCTCAATATATAATTCTCTTACATTTGGATAATTAATAACATTAATATATTTATATATTTCATATAAATCATATGTATCTATATTTTTCTTATCATTTACAACGTTATATAATATCTTATGTATATGCATATTCTTAATATTTTTATGATATCTACAAGAGTCATTGCCGTTCGTATTGCGGTTACATAAATTAAAATTATTACACCTACAGATACAAATTTTATTAATATCTATATTATTGCTCATTAATATTATGCTTCTTATAAAGTATTATTTAATATTTACATATATATTATATATCTTATCTACGCGGATAATAATATACCTGCATTTTTATAACTGAAATAATCATATAGCTTATCATTCAAGAGTACATATTTTACTCCATCGCGCGATACAACACGGCCCCTGTTTTTATTAGTTCGTTCATACATTTTATAAGATTGTATCTTATTATCATTTCCTATTTTGTTAGTATACGATAACTTATTACTATTGATATTTATAGGCCAGTTATAGCATTTATAACCATTTTCCAAAGGCCTGTTTATTTCAGAATGTATCACACAGTCTATCGAAGAGGCCTTCAACATATCTAAAAATGTCTTAATTAATCCCTCCTTCTTCTGTGCTTTAATTAAGATATGCTCGTCAGTAGTCAGTTCGTTATCCTTCTTTCTAATAGTAGGATTCGCCGCCAATTGTTCTTTCGTGAATTTCATAATATACTTATATACACCAACGTTTCTATCTTCTACAGGAAGAGACATATGACTGCATGTTCTAACGGCACGCCCAATTACCTGATCTATTCTCACGGAATTCCAGAAATATTCAGTAATCAACACTCTTCTAACATTTTTTAAGGAAATGCCTTCTGCTCCCGATTGAGTAATCATCATAATTTTAACGAGCTTTCCATATCTCTGATCTATTCCAACACCCTTATTGGGGAGATTATTTTTAATATTTTCAGGAAGATCCGCAAATTCGCCGTTAAATATATTCATTAGAATATTTGTCTTAACACGATCAGAATTAAATACAACATAGCGTTTATCATCATATTTTTTATTAAATACGTCGGGGTCTTCTAATATATAACCGAACTCTTCATTCTTTGTTATATTTATTTCAACATAACCATGGCGATTTAGGACTTCTTTAAATATTCCCAAGCCTTCTACTACACGAAATTGAGAATATACAAGTACACTTCCTGGTGACGTATTAATATCCTCTAACATCTGAGCAAACTTCGGACTGTAATTTTCTTCCAAATTCTTTGTATCTAAATAATCGCCTTTTCTCAATTCTTTCAAAGCCTTATTTAATTTCATTTCATATTCAGCTGCGACCTCCTTGCTAATATCGACTTCCTTCTCGGCATTCGCTGCATTCACGTTACTATTCTTATCATCGTCGTTTAACGATAGTTCTTTTTTTTTTAATAGACGGATATCTTGAGGAAACTCGCGAACTATTTCTTCGGGAAATGCAAAATTACATACTAATCGACTAAATGCGCGATATACTGAGCTCGTATCTACAGCTCCCTTATTTGCAAATTTCTTATTACGCTCATCCATATCTATCTCTTTTTTCCGTACTTCGACATATTTCTTCATTTGATGCTTTGTAATATACATGTACCTAATAGTCTCGGGTAATAGCCTCGGAAATAATTCAGACCCAGTAGTTTTATAGTAACTCAATAATCCCAATACTCTTCTTTTAAACAAATCTTGATTTATTACTTTGATATTTTCGGGATCTTTGCTATCTATAAAAAGGTTATTGAATTCCTCCTGTTTAATCGGAAAAACATAGTCATTCTCTTTCTTAGTCTTCGAAGACAACTTGAGAGCTTCTTCATCCTCGTCCAATCTTACTATGTTCTTTAACATATTATCAAATTCTAAGTCATTAATATCACTGATACTATCATAAATTAAATCTAACTTAAATTCCGAATTATTATTATATATTAGCAATTTATCTATTTTTTTGTTTCCACAAGCTAAATATTTAACAGAATCTATACAATTATTTCGTAGAAATTTAACAACATTCATTATCTTTAAAATATCCTGTTTAATCTTTGTTCTGTTAGTGTCTGGAAATCTGGGCGCCGGAGTTTTATCGGGGTTCTTTTCATATTTTTTAATATTAGCATTAGCACGCGATATTATAACATCTATAACCTTTCTAATAGGTGCGAGAGAGTACCCAAATATTATATTATAATTCTCTTTGAGATATGGATGCGACAATAGCCACGAAGGTACTTTAATGCCCTGTGTTTCAAATATTATATTTTTACCATTCTTGAGAGCATTTTCCAAATTTAAATCATTTAATTTATCACACGAGCTCGGATAATCATCTGTGCAATTCTCGCCTTTTCTAATATCAATATAGGCTTTTTCAAAAGAATCTAATAATTTACGATCAGGATTCTTATATTTATTTTCGACACACTCTTTTTTATTATTGCATTCCTCGTTAACCCCTCGTATTATATCGAGAACTCTCTTTTTATACTCCTTATTATTTGCCACCAAATCATCTATTATTATTTTAACATTATCGTCTTTTAATTTCAAATAATTCACTATTTCATCTGCTAATTTTGTTTTCTGCGAACCTGTAACACCATTAGTTACTATAATATATGGCTTCACCGGATTAATACTATTATCTTTGCTACCTCTCGTATCTATCTTCTTTATCGCAAGCTCTGAATTCAATTTATTAGTTATCTCCTTAATTATCTGCGAATCATTATAGCCCCATGGTTTTTTAACAATAAGCGAAGATTCATCGTCGCTACGACAATAATTAATAGGTAACAACATAACATTTACAGATTTATCATCGCTATATATCTCGTCTATATAACTATATAATTCGCTATTTTTTATCTTATCTATTATGGCCTTTTTATTGATAGTACCTTTTAATATAGGAATGTTATGAGTTACCATAGGACCTCTCAGTAAATTTATCAAAAAAGAAATTTCATAAGGCTGATTTATAATAGGAGTACCCGATAATAGAACCATCTTTATATCCTTTGCTTCAATGAGAAAATCATATATTCTCATAGCCAATTTAGAACCGTTTGCTATTCTACTTATAAAATTGTGAACTTCATCTACTATTATAAATGCATTATCAAACGGATTCCCTTTCTTCTCTAATTCATCTATTAAATTTTTAGTGAGGCCGTTATAATTGATAAATTTATATCTATTTCTTATAATATGTGTTATTGTCTTGTTAATCTCATCCTTCTGATTAGAACTTAAATCGGCATATTTGATATTATTAATAACAATTTCGGCACCTATAATATCATTGCTATACAAAGGTACCCAAACGTGACCCGTTTTTCCTATAAATTGCTTTTGAATAGCATATTTATTTAATTCTTCAACCATTTTAGGATCCCCCTTGTCTATTTTTAAACAGGTCCACGATTTCTTGAGATTCAACCCTATCGTAGATATTTTCATAAGTTCATTCTCATAATTTTGAGCCAATGATGCCGGAGTCATGATTACTATATTTTTTTTATTAATATAACCCTCTGACGCCGCTATAGATGCAGCAGATTTACCAGAACCCAATTCGTGATATAAAAGAATGCCTCTGTAAGGACTATCGAATTGCATATAATCTTTTACAATTCTTTGCTGCGGAAACAACGATACTTTCGAGATATCTATATCGCAGCTACCTTTTGTACAGCTACACGATGTCTCGGCCCTTTTTTTACTATATTTAGAAGGATGAAATGTATTGTATACAAATTTGTTATAGCCTATTCTATTTGGAAGTATCCAATCATTAGGTTTCACCTCTATATTCATACACTTATCTCTAATATAATAATTCAAATAAAAAAATATTATATTATTAGATAAACTAAAAAAAATAATATGTATAACATTGAAAAACTCTTGGATAAATGCGAAGCCATGACTTTATTGTGTACAAAAGCATCATCTCATTGGAGTTTTGTTAAGTTTTGTTTTGCAATTCCTCTTGTTTTAACGAGTTCAACGATGTGTATAATAAATAGCATCAGCGAAGACGCAAATTCTATTAAAATACCAAATATAATTGTAAATGCCGTAAGTGTATTAATTATGTCTCTCACTAATAGCATTAAAGCAAGCGAAAAATTTGAAATATTTAAAAAATTATCGCAACAATATATGATGTTATCTCAAGAAATAGAAGCATGTGATGTAAATGTATCTAAAGAAATGTACAATATATTAACATTAAAATACGACAACCTAATACAGGATTGTTCATTTGAAGAAATACCCACGAAATATAAAATACAGGTCGCTACATGTTTTAGTAATGCTAATAGATTTATTCCTATACAATTGAACGGTATCATAGGCAATACCGTAAATGTTAAAAGAATAAGCCCTAAGCGTTCTCACGAGGCATCTCTCGTAAATATATCAAATATTCCCCCGTCCGAATTAAAAACTGCAGAAATTGCAGAGAAAATACAAGGATCTGGAGAAAAAGTCTGATATCTATCTAATTATATATAAATCCCATATCTTTTTGTAACATATATTCGTCATCACTATCTTCGTCATAAGATTTAAGTTTATTCTCGTCATCATATATATCATTTGGCGTTTGATCATAATCATCAAATAATTTACTATCAAGTCTCATATCATCTTCGTGTCTGTCTCCGCCACCATCACCACCATCGCCACCATCACCACCATCGCCACCGCCATCATCAGCGATAGTTTCTAATTTTTTATCATTCATCATTTTATGTTTTATTCCAGCTTTTTTAAGCTCCTTTATTAATAAGTTTTCCTCTACAGTCTTATCATTTAACATGTTTATTTTGTTCTGTTTATTTTTCTCACGCTGTTCATTTAAAAAATTAATATTGTCCTCTGCGGTAGGAAATGTAAGTTCTATTATTTTTAATATATCAGTATAGATGATTCTGGATAATTCTTGAATTATACTATTGTTTACCAAATCAGACGACAAAGATCCATTTACTATTTCATCAGGATTAAAAGGACTACAAAGTGCTCTGCTTACAATATACTTGTTTATTCTCTCAGTATCTATTTCATTATCTTCTATCAATACACTATTCAATTTATTTAAATCCATAATAATATCTCTCAAATTTCTGATCGAATTATCTATCAATAGTTTTAATTCAATATTATCTTGTTTTTTCTGAGAATAGCTATTTAATATTTTTATTATAGCAATAATTATACTCTTGTATCTTATCTTATCCCTATTAAAACTCTTAATAAAATTATCGCTCTTTAAATTTTTCGAAGTTTTCGCCAATATATTTATATTGTTTCTTATAGCAATATCTATTTTTTTAGGATTATTCTCGATATCATCTATAGATTTTATAGGTAACAAGCCATTGTTTTTATCTCTCATATCTCTCAGCCACAATGATGTAATATCATTTAAGTTAATATTGTATATAAAATCATCTATTAAAATATAATCATCATAATCATCTGGCTTTTCTGCGACTTTAGCATCCTTCTTATCTCTGGAGGCAAATGGGATAAATCTTAAATCGCGGGGTTTATTAGTTAACCGCGATGTTTCCGATTCCGCAAACTTCTTTTTCCATGCAATTAAATCCTTCCGTTTAGCATTCTTTAAATCTATATCATCGTTAAAAGTTTCATCTAATTTTTTTAAGCAACATCCATGTAAAAACTTATGTATTTTCACATAATTTATATCAGGCATATATAAAAGAGACTTAACATGTTGTTCCTTGAATAAATTGGGATTCTTTAGACATACCTTGTTATCGCGCATACTCTTAAATTTCTCTTGTTCGATCAAGCCTCTCATCTCCTTCTTCTTGTTTTTTAATAGTTCATACTTGGCTCTCATAGCTTCTAAATTGGTCGTGTATTTATCTTCCACGTATTTAATAGTGTCTCTCAATAATGACTCGATATTTATAGATAATTCGTTCTTATTAGTCAAATACTCTTTTGCAACATTGATAATATACGGTAGGACACCTTTTTCCTCACTCTTCTTTAAATTATCAAAGGGCGATCCATATTTATACCAATTAACAATAAAGTTATAGTTTAGGTAATTTTCATCAAGAGGAAAAGTATCCTCCAATATTTTTTCTTGAACATTTATTATCCAGAAAGAGATAGCATTTATAAACATAGTTTTAATCGAGTGCAACCACAATTTATTAGCTTCTACTATAATATCCAAAGTATCTCCATCTAACTCATTGACTAATCCTCTGATATTTAAAATATGTTTAGGAGGCACTTTGATTAATATATTTAACAGTTTTTTATCTAATTCTATGTTTTTATCTCCGAACTCTTTAATATATATGTTTTTTCTCGAAGGAATACTGCGATTATATTTGAATAGCTCGCTACACAAGATATCGCTATCTATCTCTATATTACTTAGCTTACTGATTTCCATTAATTCGGGAAGTATTATTTTTAGCCCATCTATAAATCCCTCCTCCGTTTTATAAGTATTGTGTAACAAGTATTTATTAATATCAATGGTATCAACTACATACTTTATATCAAATGTTTCAACCGCAATATTATCTTGGTCTTCAATATTAATATAATCATCCATACCTTCTATCATAGGAATGCCCTCGTAGTTTTCATTGTATTCGGCTTCCTTAATCTCTTTAATCTCTCGATATGATATTAGGTACTTTTTCCCATCTTTATCATAGTCAAATATGTGATTTCGCGAATATTCAAACTTAGCCTTTATTTTTTCATAAGCATCTATTATTTCAGGCAACCTCTTATTTGTTTTTAAAATCTTATCTATTTCTTCTACGGTCTCTTTAATATTGTTGATATGTATGACCTGTTTTATATTACTTAATAACTCTTGCACACCAGCATCTTCCTGTTTGTTGATATGTAATACGAGATTATATATATTTAATTTATTTAATTCGATTCTTTCTCCGTCGACATTTGTAACACTAATAGTTGCAAGATGTTCTGATAATATTAGTTTAGTTTTTTCTAAGAAAGTTATAGTACTCTCTTTTAAATCCAATAAGCTTATAATAGATTTCAGTTTATCAAAGAATAGTAATTTTTTATTCAATATATCACTCTTCTTTATCTTAACGGGTCTCGTTACATTCTTTCTCTCTTTTTCATAATCTGTAACAGACGTCATATAGTCACGGAGAATATCACTCTCATGTATATTTATTAAATCCAGCGATTTACCGAATTTTTTAAATATAGCCTCTATATTATTATAGTCTAAGTCGAAATCGTCTATTCCGTATTTTCCATCTTGCATATATTTAATTATATGGTTAATGTCTGGTCTAACATCTCTTATTAAATCCTTGCTATTACCATAATAATCTGCTGATTTTAAATTTATATTTTTGGAATTTATTAAATAATCCGTTATCTTCTCATATATGCTATCATTTACAGTAGTTTTAGGAATTTTATAATACGCAGAAATAATAGGAATATTCACATTATCTATGGGAAAAACAGGATAGTAAATAGGGAACTTCTTATTATGCGAAGGCTCGAGAGAAACTCTTATTTTTTTATCGGGAATAAAGCGGACATTCATAGATTCTGTATTGTATTTTATGCAAAAAAAGTATTTATTCTTCGCCGCAATATACTGGCTCTCATCTCGATTTTCTAATTTGTTAAAATATTCTGCATCTTTAGGATCCTTCATATTATCAACATCAACCTTCTCTTTTTCGGCCTCCGCGTTAAAAATATAGTTATCGTAATTATCTAAGACACCTCGCTTCGCATTTATATCATCGATAATATCATAGAATAGCTTGGTAATATTTTCAGCCTTTTTCGTGCTTGAAAACATATTGAATAGACTATCGTGTATATCAGCTTTGGATAATGCAATAAATGAGGGATTGTCCTTTATTATATCTTCCAAACTCATTATTTCTAAATACTCGATATCATCCAATTCTTCATCTTCATATTTGTATTCATTAATATCAATAGACATACTCTTCTTTTAATATATAATAATATAAATTATGATACATTATTGTTTATAGCAAATTTATTCCATTTAGTTTTGATTGATATTACATCTTCAATAATTTCCTTGCATACTTTTTCCATAAATGATATAAACATATTGGCATCTGTAATAGAATCGAGAGTAACGCGGATTATCATAATTGATTTTAGGGGATGTGGGCAAATATATCCGATAAATTTACAAACAATGTTATTGATAGTATTCTTCTCTCTGATATACTTATTGTGTACGAAAGATTGAATGATATTTCCAAGCGTATCATCTTCATTCTCAATAATAAACTCATAGGTCTCCTTAATATCCTGAAATTGCTGAATTTTTACAACATCAGATATCTCAATATTCGCCAATTCCATAATTAAGTTGTTGAGTTTATGAGTGATAATATCCAGCGATTTTGGAATTAGATACTTAGGCCCTATGTGTACGTTGATATACTCGATATCAAACTTAAATTTAATAGGATCACCGTAATTATTCTTATAGTAGGCTCGCTCTTTATCTAAGATATTATCGCATTTCTTCGCCTCGACGGGATCTTGGATATATGAAAAGTTAGCAAGAGATACCGGATTAAACGATGCATTATCGCGACCTGATCTTTTAACAATATTCGCAGTCAGATGTAAATGTTCGCCCGGACGAAGGCGAGTAATCAAAATAGTGTCCTTTGATACTTTATTGGGCGGAAAGAGCTCTTGTAATTTACTATCGCTCAATTCAATGCCATCGAGTTTAGCTTTGTAATCTGATGTCCTTACATTTAATTTTTTATTTGTAGTGTTATTAACATTCAGTTCGAGGACGAGGGAATTATCAGTATAGTTTTCGATTTCATCGGCGCTCATACAGATAGGAATTAGACCTATTCTGTGAATAATAAATTCATCATGGAGAGCTCCAGAATTAAATTTAACATTTACAGTAGGCTCTTCTTTATCAAGTTTTTCTCCAATTGCTCCGATGATAGGAATATCAGTCATAATAATTCTCCTAATACCATTTACGATAGCCAGATCTATATTATGAATTTCAAAACTGTGGTTATTTGAAGGGTCTTCTGGGTCAAATATATAATTGTGAAACATTCTATTTATATATTAATATATTCTATCTTATATATCAATTTTTACAAATAAAAAATATAAATAAAAAATTATTGCTTATTTAAGGCAAATAAAATTAACATTATTGTTACTATTATCATAGGTATTAGAGACATTAAGCTCACTAACCAGCTCCATGCATAACATTCGCCTTTAGTTAAACAGGTAATATTATATGCAGTAATTAGTATCATAATTATAAAAAGTACATATAATATCAGATATAAGCCAGCTCCTTGAATATATATATTAAGGGACATACATATTATTGTTAATATAAAACTTAAAATTATATATAACCATCCTTGTGTCGAATAAGTATTGTACATTCCTTCTATTATTATAAATATATTTTAGATTTTAGGAAATCAGACTATTCATAATCGCAAAACACATCGAGGTTCTCGATTGCATCTCATTTAGTGGGTTGGATGCGAAGAACTGAATTAGCGTTTTGATGTTTTTAACATCATTGCATTGGCACAAGTAGTAATAAATATTCGAGCATGTAATGATTTTCTTGTTAAATGTGGTAATCTGCAGATTTCTCAATTGCGCCAAATGATATTGGATAATCGGGGCAAATTGCTTGTCGAGCTCCTTATTCATCTTATACCTTTTATAAGTCGGATTATAGGTTGTCGTCAATTTATAATAATTATACAGAGAATCCTTGATAGTTGAGATAATCGTATGAATAAGATAAGTAGGATCAATATCTTTTCCATTGTTATCGCGGGGAAGCTGGATATTTGGATTGTAAGCAGCAATGTAATCCTTGATAGTATAATCCTGTTTATTTTTCATATAGACTTCGAGGATATTCATCCACAAATTGGGATGGCAAGGATCAGTTTCCTCGCGATGATTAATATAGCTCGAAGAAATCTTGTATAGCTTTGAAGTACCATTACCGATACTCTTTTTAATAATTATACCATAGCTATTGTTATTATTGATATAATTATTAGCATCAACGATAGTGCTAAAATATGCAGGATATCTAATGCCGAGATTAAACAAATCTTGAATTGACGAGCTGTTAATATCATATTCTTGCAGGGTAATTCTATTACGGGTGTTAATATGAACGATCTCTTTGTATTCTTCGCCTAGAATATTAGTATAATCGATAATATGCTTGTTTTCATGATGAATCAAGACAAATTCATATGCATGTCCGATATTCAAATTTGTAACAAACAATTCTCGCAACATTTTAGAAATTTCTTCGGGATTCTCGATTTCGATAAGTCTACTATAAACATCGGGGACGCGACTATAGTATTTATAGAGAACTTCGTCGAACATTAGTCCATGCGATTTTGTAGGATGCGAGAATTTTGAACTGTTCGCATCAGGACAACTCGATGTTCCGAAATACCACGTGTCTTTGTAATTATAAACAGTAATAATAGTACCATCATAGGCTTCATAGCATTTATCGGTATTTTCATACATAGAACCCGTGTATTCATCATAACCAATCCTTCGCGGAACAGAATTTGCATATGTGACTACTACATTGTTATTATAAGACAGTGTGAAGTCCAATACGATACTCCTACATTCCTCGTAAAGCTGTTTGTATTCACTCGCATTCGCAGACATTTTATAATTATTATGAAGAAGAACAAGATCGCCGTTGTTTTTAAACTTCTTTACCTTAATGTTGGGCCAAAAATGATACTTTTTCAATATATTAATCAGTGTGTTTGCGTGAGTGGAATTAGCGTCATGGTTATTATAAGTTTTTTCAATTAATTCACTGAGATTCTTAGGGGGGGCATTGGAAAACAGCACTTCACTATTCATAGTGTAGTTTGTTAAAAAGTATATATATTTAAACGCTTATATCAATTTTTATTATTTTTTGCTAACAATAATAATATAACATATAAACTGTTGTTATCGCTAAGATAAAAGTATATATTCTGTATAATATTTTTATATCTATATAATTTTTTGTAACAAAAAGTGCACCAATTGTAATACCTATAATAGATCCTATGGTAACAATAGAGGCTATCCTAAAATTAAAATGGCCTTTTTCGTAATATAAATATAGACCGGGTAATGCATTAGGAATGCTATTTAGAAACAGAGAGATAGCGACGGCTTGCTGAAAAGATAAATTATAATACATTAGCGCAGGTATAAATAATATGCCTCCTCCGCCACCTATAATTCCGATTGATATACCTATCAATATTGATATAAAAAAAAGATCAATAATCATCTAATTATAATTAGATAATTATATAGATATATGCATATATGCATATTATTTTTTGTCTGGATTTTTATAATACTTATCGAACCATGCTTGTCCGACCTCTTTAGACGCTTGTTCTGAGCTCATTTCATTTTTAATAATTTTATTTCGCATATTTAAGAAATATTCTAAACTACTATAATCAAATCCCTTATTTTTCGTTACCATATTGTACAACATAGGATACCTTTCCTCGAAAAACGTGATGCCTTCTATAGTTTTTTTCATATTATTTTCCAATTCTTCTTCCGAGGCAAACTTACTTTTATTCTCAGTCATATAGAGCATTATTTCTTGAACCATTTTTCTAATATCTTCAGTTTCCATACCGTCTTTTACAAAATCGGCAACCTTTCGCTTTTTAAGATTATTATCCGCACTCATTTTAATTTAATTATTAAAATTTATCTTTATATAATAATATCTATTTAATATAATAGAATAATGAAAAAAAATTTAGAATATGCCGTATTAGATAACGACGGAGCCGTATTTATAGCACCTCAACCTAAAAATGCTGGATTATATACTGGAGATGTTCTATTTGATAAAAAGCCATGGGGAAATAGCTATAAAATGCCTCCAGTCGAACCAGATGCCGTCGCATACGCAGCACAATTTTATGCAAGCCATCATATACCATCAGCAAATAGATCAGGTAATAATTCAATTAATACCGATAAATATAAAAAATACACTTCGGGAAACGGCTCAGAAGATTATTACAATTTTAGCTGCTATATACCATTGATGTAGAGACTCGTAGAGCCTTGTGGAGTCTTGCGATACACTACAATACCTCAACGACTTCTGTCTCGTTATTCATGATCATAGCAGATGGTTGTATTTTTTTGATAGAATCTTTGTGTTTTTTTAAAAAATCGCATATATATTTGTATGTTTCGTCTACTTGTTCGAAGGATACTCCTCCGGTAATCAATATACTTCCGCTTTCAAATAGAGCACAAGTTACCTTTTTACATTCATTTATTTTTTCTCCTTTGCCTTTTCCAAAGCATTTTTTAGGACAATTACATAAACCGTTTTTATTGCTATTACACCTGTTCCAAAAATATTCCAATTTAACTCCTTGATATATTCCAGGTTGAAAAGAACATTTGTTGTTATATAGATCGCTTATTAAAAGCTTATGAATTTCCCTTCTTTTTAATCCGAAGCCAACTTTTAGTTCGCTATCGCAATATACTTTAAAATCTGAATTAATCATTCTAATCTTAAAATTTTGATATTTTAAGGTTAATTTATAATTATCACCGGGATTATTTATGATGTCTTTTGAGATATTCTCATATATATTATTGATATTATAGATAATATGATTTACAATTACCTCTGTATCATTAACATTTTTAATACCAGTCAGCTGAATATTTCCGTTTTTAAATATTTTTACATTAGGCATATACGTATTATTCTTGCAAATAATAGTAACTTGATTATCAAAACGATTCTTCTTCATTTTATTCTTCTTGCTTTTTCTTCTTTTTTTAGGGTATATTCCACGACTTAGCTCATTATCTTCCTTAATATATTGAACCCATACAATACCATTATCTACAGCGTCTTTATCTATAATTAAAATATTATCAAATAAAATTTTTAAATTTAAATTAATATCTTCTCCAATGTTCGCATTACAAGTTATAGTTGATACTCTGTAAGGAGAAAAGTAGATTTCTTCATTATCGTTCATGTTTTAATCACAATAATTATAATTATAAAAGTCTTATATCATTTTTTATTTTTTTTAACTTCTATTTTAGTATTCATATTATCTGTTGTATTTTTAAGGTAAGATGTATTAACTATTTCGTAATTATATGTAGTAGAAATCATAGGGGGAAGATTGAGTAAATGTGTTTTATCATTTGTTTTATGGCCTTTGCGAAACTCATCAATAGACAGAGGGCCGTTGAATATGTTCAATAAAAATCTCGAAGGAGCTGGACGTATTGGGTTGATATTCCCAAAGTGTTTGCTCAACATTTGTATCAGACTGTTTATCTCCCATACCTTATCACTACCGCAATGCGATGAAAAATTATACGCATTTGCGCATTCAAAAGAACAAAAGTTTCCGAATAATATATAAGTATTTGAGACAACATTATATTTATAAGGCATGCCATAAATTCTATCATTTATAGGATGGCAGCACCAGTAACAATTATTAACTGATTTAATTATATTTTCACTTTTATTTTTTTCCATAGAGTTATTACATTCGTTATTTATATATTCCATATTATTTTCATCTAATTCCTTTGTGTTATTATAATACGTGTTATAATAGTCATTCCCATTTATTAAATTATCTTGAATATTATTATAAGTATTTGTTTCATTAATATAGCAACATCCTGGCTCGTAAGGCTTTGGGATATCAAATGTTTCATCGTTTATATGTATATTCATTTTATTTATATCATTAGATGATATAGGTAATTGCAATATGATATCCTCATTTTCAACAACTATTACATTTTTAACCATGGTAGACATTAAACCCTTTTTTTTATCTATTGTAGATTTTATATCGTTCTTTTTATTTTTTCGTGGCATTTAATTATAAACGCTTATATTATTTATATATCTTTACATCAAGGTTTATCAATGTAATTTTTGAAATATGATATACCGCCTATAATATCATTGATTTTAACTGTTGGAATTTCTGTTTTTTTATTAAAGGTTGCGTTTTTATTTAAAATACATTTGTCCTTAATTTCCCTTATTTCGCTATTTAAAGAATTTATAGTATCTATTAAATATTTTATTATAAGAACAAAAACGATTATTATAATAATAATAATTAAATCCATAATTCTTTTATTAATAATGAAGAATATAAAAATAAAACAATAGATCTCTGTTTCTCTTAACTATACTTGAATCCGGCAATTCCGTTTGATAAGCTTAATATATTAACATCTATAGCATATATTACAATTTCTATAATTGTATCTTCGTAAGAAGTTTCTGATATGCTATTGTATATATTCTTGACGCGATTGACTTCCTCGTCATTCTTGATATTCTCTTTAACATATATAGATAACGAGGTTCTTATAGATGTATTATCATAAGATCCTGCACTAATTTGTTTTTCAGGAAACAGAGAGAACGAATAGCAATATAAGCCCGTTCTTGGAATATTTGTATGGTAATTATAAGGCACTATGTTATTATAATACTCTGCGTCATTGTCTGATCTTGATATTTCTCTATTCCATATTATTTCAATTCTATCTAATATACCCATATTCTCTTTATATTCTTCGGGAGTAGCCGTATAGTTCATATGATTATTGAAATTCTTTATAGAATCCTTTCTTCTTGCTATCCATATCAACTCCTTTATATGATGATTAGCATTTGTAATATCTATTGTTTTATGTAATTCAGAAATATTAAATTCGCTTATTGTTCTCTTCGCTGTACTAATTACATAATTAATCTTGTTAGTATTTAGCAACAAAGTACTTCTCTCGATACTATCAAGATATACATAGGAACATATTAGTTGATTCCTAACATCAAATACTCTGTCGCTTGTGCTTACAAAACTCGCGATATCTATCTTATCTTGATGAACTCTATTATACAAGATCGGGCTAACATACATATTCAATATATTACTCCAAACTTGAAATAATCCGTTGAATCCGATATCTATCGTATCTATTTCGAGATAGACTTCATTGTTTTGCAATTTTAACAAAGGCAGGGCCAACGATGGATTTTTAGTAAACCAGAAATTCAATGGTACTTGTATCTGCCTCTGTTTAATACTTGGATTATTATTTGTAGCTATAGGATACGTTATATTATACATTTTATTATTTATAATAGTATACTTCGGAACAAATTTAAAAGGGTTTACCAATTCATCTACATTACCTATAAGCTTATTGTATTTGATACCATCTTTATTAGTCAGCTCGTCCCATATATTTAACCACTCGCCATATAGCGTCTCTATAGTACTCCCACCAATAGTTATACGGGCCTCTTTAATATAATTGTATCCGAGATTAGTTACCCATCTAAACTTGTGCTTGTTTGTCGAATATATCGCAGGTATATTAAAAGTCAAGAACATATTTGATAAAAAATCGGCATACCTTTTAATTTTAAAAGTTAGCTTTGTACCGTTTATAAATCCGCCATTAGCATTCCCTTCAGATGTTAAAGTAATCTGTTCAATGGAAAAATTCGTATGCTTATTATGCACATATTTGTAATAGTTTATTTTAGGATTTTTTGTAATAAAATCAGACATACTCCCATTTAGTACCAATTGCATTAATCCGGCGCCCATATTTTTGATTTTATTCTTAATATAATTGGTTATTATTATGTTTTATTTATATATCTAAGCATTTACCTTTTCTGTATAACTTACTATAAACTTTTCTAAGTCTTCCTTGCTTCTATCTCCATTGTATTCTTTAATTATTTTATCATCTTTTGTTAATACAATAGTAGGAAACCCTGATATATTGTATTTATCTATTCTATCCTTTTCTTCGCGATTGTTATATTTGTTAAAAGTTACTTGGTCGCCGTACTGGGTTTTTAATTGATCCCATGCATCAGATTCATTAAAGCGATCGCAATGCCTGCACCCATCCATGTAATAATACTCTAAGCAATAATTGCGCTTTCCAGTGAATTTCTCCATTATAGTTTGGTTAAAATAAAACATTACAAATATAGCTAATATCAAAAAAGCTATTACAACTACCATGGTAATAATATTGCTGTTATTGTTTTTACTGCGATTGCTTCTGACGGTACTTGAACTATTGAAAGTACTGGAAGTACGGATAGTACTCCTTCCAGCCATTAAATAGTCTAAACTTCTTCTAAATTATAATTAGATAATAATTATTTAGCAGCTAAAATATTATAATGTCTTTATTGCATATTTTCTTAAACTCTTTCTTGAGATTGCCATGATCGTTACTTCCTTTACTATCGAATATTACAACATTGTAAAAGTCTGAACCGTAAGGGTTCTCGTTATCAATTGAATCCTTGATAAATTTAATAAAGTTATCTTTTTCTATTAGGAAAATACGAGTATCTAAACTGTCGTAATTTATATTATCGTATTTATCTATAACATAGGCATTGTAATTATTAGTATTCAAGATATTTTTGCTATCTTCAATATTTTTACATACAATTATAGTCCTGTATACCAAATTATTTCTGTATAGTTCTTCCAACTTTTTTAATATCTCGCACATATTAATAATATTAAGAGCTTGTGCTTTATGTATATTATGAATTAAAAAATGAGTACATAATTTATTTGAAATTTCTAAAATTTTTTCAATTATGTACTCAAAATTATAAACAGAGGATTAAGTATATAACAAGATACCCTTATTATAACTAATAATGAGTGAACAGATCATAAAGATCAATATAGAAGAATTTAAAAGAGAATATGAAAATATCACAACGATACCATCAAATATATTAGAAAGGTCGCTTGAAGTTAAAAATACATACTCGTGTTTTAACTCTTTTTATGATCCTAAAATGATATGGGCCAAGAAGATTTATAATAACAGCAAGGATAAATATAATAAACCAAGGGCTAATAATAGGGTTCGTATTATTATCCCCGAGTTTTCTAAGAATTCTGAGACCAAAAGGTGTTTTATAGGTTATTTAAATAAATTATCTCATAAAAATAAAGACAATATATATGATAAAATACGAGAAATAATAAATAATAGTGAAAATTTAGATGATGTCTTTAGTATAATTTTGAATTATATTAAAACGAGTGACGACGATATATACTGTAATATATTGGACTTCTTTAACGCCGAGTATTTAACTGCTAATATCAATAATCAATGGGATAATTATATAAATAATAAAGGGTGGAACCCGCCCCCCTACGTATATGAAAACAACCTTCTATTGCTAAACGATGAATATGATATGTATTGTAAATATATTAAATGGAAAAAGGGAATACATAACATGAATAAAGTATGGGCGAAGTATAAGAACGACGAGCTTATTGTATTACTAAATAATATCTGCGACCACATATATTTTATAATAGATTCTAATGATCATAAATATCACAAATATATATTAGATATATTATTGGAACAAATATATAAATTATTGTGTATAAAAAAATACCCCAATATTATTAATAAAATTAAAAATATAGATATTAAAAATTATGATAGTTCAACTAAATTCCTTATTTATAATATTTTAGAGTTATAAAAATAAAAAAATTATTTCTATATAATAGTATAAGAGTAAGAAATAGTATAATGAAAGCAAACAACAACAACCTGTCTTTTTACAGTAGCGCAATAATTCAAGCTATATTTGCAATACTGCTAATAATCATCCTGAGTTACATTTATAAGCTTGAAAATATGGGCTGCGAATGCTCTGAACATCCTAATAAAGAGTTCATCAAAAACTTTACAATAGTTGCTTTAGCATATTTCCTAATAACATCTATAATATCTCTTAAAAGCGTTGCCGAAAGCATGGGATTCGTAGTTGTCCAACTGCTATCTATAGCAACTTTTGTGTTCTTCCTAATGTTCGTAGTATATATATATTACGCATTCGATTATGTTAGATATTTAACCAATGAAAAATGCAAATGCTCTGAAGATATAAGCAGAGATATTATATCCGTAGGTACCATGATATCCCTATTTTTATTCTTAACCTCGCTTTTCACTATTATAATCGTCCCTATATTACTAAGCACTTTAAGTAACCTATTAAACAGAATAGAAGTTTTTGAAAGTGAAATTGAGGATACTGTAAGCAATCCTTTTAGAACTATACAACGAACTCCAGATAAAATCCTATCTTCTGTAAAAGACATGGGCAAATTTGTTAATAGCTCTGCTAAAAAAATAACCAATCTAAGAAGAAGTAAATATTAAATTCGACCAACTCTCTTTTACACCCTTGAAGATTTAAAATGGCACAAAATATTTATTTTTTTATTGTGTATTATTATGAAGTAAGCAAATATCCTATTGATAAAGTCATTTGTTTAGATGAAACTTCCATACAACATGCCATGATGTTAGAGTATGGTAGATGTCAGTTAGGTAAGAAGTGTGTTGTAAAAACAGATGATAACTATGTATTTAGAAAATTCACATTATTAGTAGCAATAAATAATTCAAGGTGTGTAGGTTCTAAACTATATCAACAAGGTGGTAGGACGAAAGAAAGATTTGTAGATATCTTATAAGAACATGTCTTTAGTAAATACAAAGACCATCTAATCATATTAGATATTGCTGGAAGTCATAATAACCATTTTGTGAAAGATGCTATTATCAATAGTGGTAATAAATATTTATTTAGCATTCCATATACACCGACAACAAACAGCCCTATAGAAAATTACTTTAATCAAATAAAGCATCATCTTAAGTTAAATAAAAGGGTATTGAAATATGATGAATTGAATGAAGAAATAAAAAAATGCTATTAAAATGGTAAGAAAAGAAAATTATAGAAACTATTTTAATAATGCTTATAATAAGAAAGGATTGAGACAATACAAAAGAAAATTATCAACCAGATACAGAAAGACTAAAACATATAAAATAACATAAGAATATATTATATATAAATATAAGATTATAGCATCATTATACGACTTAAAACACAATTGTATCCAGAACAACAGAGGCAAATAAATGATGAACTGATAAATGTTTTGAACTTGAATGAAGATATTTCCCTTATCTTACACGAATTAGATATGAATAAAGAACTACAAGAACAGATTATGAACTTCTTACCAAAGATACATACTTATTTTTCTATGAGTACTATAACAACAATATCATGCCCTGAAAAGATTAAGATACCATACTTATCAATTATTCGTCATCTATTGAAAGATGAATATCAAATTTTGAGTACAGAATATAAAATCAAAGTAGAACCTAAACCCATAAGGACAAAGAAGTATTATTTTATCAAAAAAGTAGCAGATAGGCAAGATATAAAAATTGACTATTGTAGTATAAAATACACATATACCATTATGAACAACCAAGAGAAAGGTCTGTTATATGAGAAAATTGAAACTGAATGGTTATATCAATAGAGTAAAAAAACGAACAAAAGATGATTAACAAGTTCAAAAACATATTTGGAGATACTGATATGTTGTCGTATGCTTTGGTGATTTTGAACAACGCAAACATATGAAATATAAAGAACCAATTGATGGTATAAAGGTATTAGAACTTTATTCAAAAAATCAGGTTATAATACCTATTTAGTTGATGAGTTTAGGACAAGTTGTAAATGTTGTAATTGTGAAGGAGGAGATTATGATAAGAGGAAATCCTAAACAATGGAAAAATAACTATGCTTTAGTATATGGGCTATTACGCTGTAAGAGCGGTTGTGGATTATGGAACAGAGATGTTAATGGTGCTAAAAACATTTATAAAATAGCTTATAATCATATAAATGGATTAGATAGACCAGTATATCTATGTAGAAGCAAACAATCAGATATATTACACGATGTATCCAACCATAATTTATAGGTATCAAAGTTTTGATACTTCCTTGAAGACACAAAGTAATAAACCTGTAATGAATATTGTTTTTACAGAACTTTGTGCCATTTAAAATCTTCAAGGGTGTAAATTATTATTTATATAATAATTATATATTCAAAGTTCTACCCCCTTTTTTAGGACGACCCTTGTTTTTTAATATTTGTATATCAGCAGTATCCTCGATTATTGAGGTTATTTCTTCATCGCTTACAGAGAGTGTTTCAATATTATTATCACTATCGTCAATAGATATCTTACTATGAACATTCCTTATTATACTATCAATATCTTCGGCTGGTTTTCTCATATTCTGTGATTGTTGCATTCTTTGCTGATGTTGTTGCTGTTGCTGCTGTTGCTGCTGTTGCTGCTGTTGCTGCTGTTGCTGCTGTTGATGCTGCTGATACATAGGCATTTTTGATAGAGGAGGTTCACTATTTAGAGAACCAAAAATACTGCTAACCATATTAAAAAGCCCCATACTATCATTTCCAGAATTTCCAGAACCCCTGTTTTGCGACATTTGAGGAAATTGTTGATCATTGTTTCCTATTATATATTGTTTTGCAGCCGCATTTTGAAATTGTTTCATTAATTCCGGATTAGATTTTAATACATTTTCTATATCTGGCAATGGCTGTTCTTTAAACATTCTACTGGTTAAATGAAACATAAATGCGCTACCTGATAAAGACATAAATAATCTTAGTTCAGGAGCCATTTTTTTACCAGTAGCCTTATATTTATAATGTAATTCTTCAAAAATATCATCATAATCATTTATATTTTCATTTACCTGCTCAGACCATCCATCAAGACGAATTGATAGAGGATTGTACCGACTATTTAAATATTCAGTCCCTGATATAAAAGCCATTAACATTTTTTGTTGAAAACGAACACTGCCATCTAATTCTTTTTCTCTTATTATTCTATTATATTCTGTTTTAATCTCTTCTAAATCAGAATTCATATTGAATTTAAAAGGTAATTTAAAGCCCTTAGATTCTAATCTATCTAACTGATAAATTATCTCTCGTTTTTCATTTATTTCAAGTTTAAGTAGTTCTTTAGGGCTTAAAAATTTTTTTTTATCATTATAATTCCCGATTCTACCATCATCACCGCGTTCCCCTCTTCCACTTTCGTCGCTCTCGTAACTTTTTTTACTTACAACATCTTCATCAAATCTATTGCTCTTTTTAATAACCTTATTTTTATAGATATTATTCATGTTTTTAATATAATCTTGTTTCCCCCGTGGAGAACTTGCACACGATGAACTCGCTGAAGACATTGAGATCACATCGTCACTTATTTTTTTCCTGTTAAAGAGCTCGTTATTTAATGAATTATCTCCAGATTTATTATTGCCTCGAGGAATATTGAAATTAAATGCTTGTTGATTATTAAAACTATCTCTATTTAACTCTATTAAATCATTATTTTGGTTATTAAGAGTTGATATTAAAGCCATATTATATATTTATTTTGATATTAAATGTTTATATATCTATTATAATATTTTAATCAGCATTAATACGCATCTATAAAAATGAAAAATATATTATTGTAATGCAGATAAATGATAAGATTATTCCAACATTATCATCTCGTGCGCATAAATCTTATTATAATTATTTACTATATCGCTGCTGCTGCCGCCGCTGCTGCCGCTACCGATAGCACATCGGATATAAGATATTGCCTGTAAACATGCGTCGCTCAAATCATCCTTTTTCTTATTTTCGTTGAAAAGTTTCTTTAAATATTCGTCTTCGCTAATATATTGTTTGCACAGTTCTATGCTAAGTAATTTATTATTCTTATATTTATCCTTACGGAACCCCTTCTTATTCTTGGGTTCATCTGGTTTTGTATTAGCTATATTTATTACATAGTTGTGATGCTTGGTTTTCAAAGATGCATTTATTAAAATAACATTTCCGACCTCCTTGTCCCAAAACTTAATTAAACTAAAATACCCGTATATTATATGCTGTATGGTCTTCATAATACCGTTGAGATTAGAAGGCTGGTTCTCGATTAATACGTAATCAATAGTGTTTATATTTTTACTTTTAAGATCTCCGACGATGTTATCCATATTCATATAAATTCGCTCAGTAATATCTTCGATACCCTTGATTTCCTTCTTGCTATCAGCCAATGCTATTATTCGCCAATCAATTATCTCCAGAGTATTCTGAGTCTGAGTATCTGCTATATCATTCTTTTTAATTATACAAAGCGCCAAATTTTTAACCCCAATATCAAAACTAATATATATCATAATATCATTATTATAAGCATTATATCATTATATCATTATGCTCTTTTGCATCATATCGACATTCTTGGAAGTGTACTGTCTTATATTATGGCTCTTTATTAATATTACCAAATCCTTCCAGAAATTATCGTTAACATATCTCAAATTGTACTTATTGATTTTCTTGCATTTTTTATATAGCCACTTATATATTTTTTCCAAACATTCGGGGTTATTATAATTCCTACACATTCTCTGTTCCTTCGTCAATTTACTTATGTAATTTTTAATGTTAGCACAGCTGATATCGTCAGGTACTACATCTTTCAAATTATTGAATTTAACATAATTATACGTTGGACATATCAACAAGTTATCATTGTAATCTATAAAAGTAGGATTGTTGTCTATTATAAGCAGGTGCTTTTTAATATCAAATGTACTCGAGAACTTTATATTTTTTTTAATAAGCGGTAATATTTTATTAATAGATTTTTTTATACTACCATCCTTATCTATTATACAATTGTCCCTCGTAAGCAAAGGTCTATCGAATTTAAAATTGTTATTCTTCTCTATTATAGAGATCTCTTTGTTTGCCCATTTTTTTTCCGAAGCAGTATATACATAAAAATAAGAAACCGGATATAACTTCTTCATTGCCTGAATAAAATGAAAAAAATGCGGTCTTATCAATAAGGACTTCTCGTTATAGCTCTCATTCAGAGATTTTTCGCACAAAATCTTATATTTATTTAAATTTTTTTTATCATATGTTTTTATCAACTCCATGATATTATATATATCACATTGATAACTGCAATTGCCTATTATAGTCCCGTCTAAATCTATTATAAATATATATGGTTCTATATTATTATTCATAAATCTATTATAATAATATATTAGAATATTGCTGTATATTAGAAAAGTTATTAGTTATAATGAACTCAGACGAATATATAAGCAAATATGCTTCTACAAAAAATAATAAGGGATATTTATCGAATTCTGTAGGCAGTAAATATCTTTCCGAAGTGAAGAAAAAGACCAGCGATGAGTTGGTAGATATAGATAATTATTTTATGAATAAAAATAT